AGATATACCCTATCGGCATAGATATTGAAAGTAAAAATAACCATTTTATTAATCTTAATTTAGCTGATTATAGTCGTATGTTTGGCGATAACAAGCTATTCGATGAGCTTGATAAACTGCCTAAACCTGATTTGATTATAGCTAGTCCGCCTTGCGAGAGTTGGTCGGTTGCAAGCGCAATGTGGGGAGGTAATGCAAGCTGGAAACAGGAGACTGGTGCAGTAAATCGTGAATTATCAAAATTTACGGTTAGAAGTCGTGCGGATTATGATTTACCGCACGTCCAATTTAAATATGACCGCTCTTTCCTAAACCGCATTAATGGTGAACTTTGTATCTACAACACGATAGAAATTATCAAACGTTACAATCCGAAAGTTTATGTAATAGAAAATCCGGCAAGCAGCAAGATTTGGCATTATGTAAATGATATTCTCAATTTTCAGATTCCTTTTGATAATTTGGCGCACTATAACTTGTATAACTACCCTTTGCGTAAACCAACAAGATTTAAGAGCAATATTAATCTTGGATTACGAAACAATCATAAATCAAAGCCTCAGCAACAATGGGAGGATTTTTCAAAATCATACAATGAAAGATCGAACATTCCACTTGAATTAATAGTGGATATTTACAAAGCAGTAAATCAATATTTAACAAATCCAATAGGCGTTCCAAGTGAGCGCCTATTGTTTTAGGAGATGAGATGAAACCAATTCTAGATGCTTGCTGTGGCGGAAGAATGTTTTACTTTGATAAGAACAATCCGAATGTGCTTTTTGCCGATATAAGAAACCAAAAACTAAGTTTTAAGGATCGTGACAAAATTAGACATTTAGAAGTATCGCCTGATGTGATCCATGACTTCACCGATATGCCATACCCTGATAAATCTTTCAAATGCGTTATATTTGATCCGCCTCACTTAATACAAGGTGGCGACAATTCTTGGCTAGTAAAAAAATATGGAAGATTAGATAAGGATTAGGAAAGTCAGTTATTAAAAGGCTTTCAGGAATGTATGAGAGTGCTAGACGATTATGGAACTCTTATTTTTAAGTGGAATGAAACTCAAGTGCCAGTTAGTAAGATTATTTCAATTTTAAATAAAACTCCAATTCTAGGGCATAAATCTGGAAAAGCGAACAATACGCATTGGATGTTATTCATGAAAATTGAGGAGGAAGAAAATGAAAGAATTTAACTTAGAGGCAGCTTTAAATGGCGGCTATATAGTGCAAGATTGCGAGAACAGCAGATTACACTTCGCATCTGAGATTAGAAAAGATATTGAGTGGTCAATAGAGGTTTAATATGAAGCCATTCGATTTAAAGAAAGCATTAGCAGGTGAACCTGTAATGTTACGAAGTGGGGATAAAGCTCTAATCTTTTACCGTATTCCCGACAAATTTGTATTTGATGATGGATTACCACCTGCATATCCACTACAAGGTATTATTTTTAATGCAGAGGGTAAAATCAGTTCTATTGCTGAGTGCTGGGGAGATGATGGTCGTTACGACATCTCAGAAAGTGCTTACGACATTATAGGAATGGTACAAGAACTGAAACTACTTAATAAAACTATCCATTAAGAGGTAACATGAAACAGTTTAATTTAGAAAAGGCATTAGCTGGTGAACCAGTTGTATTAAGAAACGGAAAGAAAGCATTTATTTTTAAGAATGTACTAGATACATCTATTCTTAATTTTAAGCTTGATTATCCTTTGATTGGGATGGTGCATAATGATGCAACAGTTAGATGTTGGACAATTGACGGGAGAATCTCGATGCGCAATGACTGTGCCGATGGCGACATTATCGGAATGTGGGAAGAGCCAAAGATTAGCATTGAAGATTTACCTAAGCCGTTTTGTCCAGAAGAATCTAACGGTTATTTTTACATTTCGGACGGTAAAGTGGCTTATAACCTATATCATTCTAAGTACAGCGAATCTTCAGTGCAGATAGCTAGCAATGGTCAATCTTTCCGCACAAGAAAAGATGCTCAAAAATGGCTTGATTTTATGAAGAGTATGATGGAGTAAGTATGAGTGAGAAAGTTTATGAGTTTAAAACTGTTATGGATTTTTTACAGCTAACAGAAGAACAATTTAAACGTTTTTTGCCTGATTTTGCTAGTTGGTTCGCTATCCGAAAAAAACTTCAAGCAGAACAAGCCGCACTCAATGATAGATTAGGAGGTGTTTTAAAAATCACTCCCGAGCCTGTTATTAAGTGGATAGACGATGGCAAAGTTGGAGAAGTAAATTACATTGTAACAATTAAACAAAGCGGAGACCGAGAATGAAAGGATTTATAGAATGGATATTATATCTATTAACTGGCGCTTTCGTCATTGCGATGGCTGGAGCTGGAATAGACTTATTTTTTGGCGTGGCGTGGAAAGCGTTTTGTTTGGTGGTGTGATATGAGCAGATGGCTTAAATGTAGTGAGCGAATGCCTCCATTCGTTGGCGAGCAATCAAAACCAGTATTGGTATGGGGCGACGGATATGAAGAGCCTGAGATTGGAATTTTTCATGAATATGATGGATGGGATGCTTGGGGCGTTACCCATTGGCAACCACTTCCACCACCGCCGGAAGATGAATAAGTAAATCAAGATAAGCCGCACAAGGAAGTGCGGCTTTTATTTTACATGGAGGTTTTATGGAACAAATCACTCTATCAAAAAAAGCAGAAGAAGAAATTGTTAAGGCCGCAAAAATGGCGGCGTTCGCTGCTTTCACTGAAAATAGCAAAAATCTCATGACTATTGGGGATATTGCGATCTATATCAATAAATCCTATAATTTTACAGCGAACAACATTATCACAAGATCTGATTTTCCATCGGCAAGATATTTAGGCTCAGAAAACGAGCAAAAAAGATACGTTGCTGGAGAGATTGTGAAATGGGGAATTCGTTACATGAAACGCTTATAAAGAATTTATACACTACACCAAAACTGCACCAAAATGAATATAAATAATTGATTTTATACCCATTAAAGGTGCTGACCCTAGGCACCA